AATTAAACCAACATCGGCTGCAACGTCAGCAACAAACCCTGAGTCAACGCTCACAGGCGCTTACATGGAGTCGCTACCAATCGTCAACGGTCAACTTGGCGCGCTTGATACCATTGACATTACCTTTACTGGTGGCGCATACTCAGTAGCAGTCGCTTAAATAATTCTCGCCGGCAACGGCCCGACACGAAAGAGGCAAGATGCAATTAAGACTTAAAGCCACATTTAATGATGGCACAATAAACGAGGTAGTAACCAACCTCTCAACGATTGTTGCGTGGGAACGCAAGTACAAACGCAAAGCGTCAGAGATGGCATCGGGTATTGGTGTTGAGGATTTGGCTTACTTGTGTTACGAGGCGACACGCGCAGGCGGTACAACAGTGCCGGGAACGCTTGACCAATTCATTGCACTAGTTAAATCGATTGATGTACTTGAGTCATTAGACCCAAAAGCCGACCCGGATCAGTAAGGCGAGCGCTGGCAGAAATCCTTGTTGCCACCGGTTACTGGCCCGGAGAGATTACATTTGAGGCAGACGACATGAACGCTGTAATCGAGATACTTAACAAGCAACACGGCAAGCGCTAATGGCTGGCGTAACTGCTGTAAGAATTGTTGGCGCTCGAGAGATATTAAAAGAACTTAATTCTTTTGATGCTAAATACCGTCGACAAATTACTAAAGATATTAAAGCCAGTGGCGATGTAATTATTAATGATGCACGTTATTTAATTAAAACTTTTCCTAACTCATTAAATAACGGCGCACCTTTGTCTGGCATGGTACGCGGCAACATTATTAAAGGCAGACCTACTCGATGGAATAACGATTTAGCACGTCAAGGTTTTAAGGTTAAGGTTGGTCAGGCTGCTAGCAAAGAACGGTATGTGACATTTAAGCGCACTACTGATGGTGTAGTTACTCACTCTGAACAGATTGCTTATGGCGCTAAACCTTACGGTCTGATGGTCATACAACAGATTGACCCGGCTGGCGCGATCTTTGACCATGCAGGTGTACGAGGCGGTAATTCTCTATTTGCAACAAACCTAACTAAAGAGGCTGGCAGAGCGCCACGCGCAATTGATATTGCCGTAGCAAAAAATAAATTACAAGTAACAGAGGATGTACGCAAAATCTTGCAAAGAGTTGTAGAACTCATGAACAGAAACATTGAGAGACCCAATGGCAATTAACATACCAATCATTTCCAGTCTTGGCGGCAAAGGTTTTGAGCAAGCCATTCTGCAACTAAAACAATTAGAAACTAACGGTCAAAAAGCCGGATTTGTATTAGAAAAGGCATTTGTGCCGGCAATTGCCGCATTGGGTGCATTGGCTGTTGCCGGTGGTTTTGCTGTTAAGGCAGCCATCGAGGATCAAGAAAGCCAAGTCCAATTAGCACAGGCACTTAAAAACACTGTCGGTGCAAGTGACGAAGTAATTGCAGCAACAGAAACAATGATCACGCAGATGTCTCGAGCATCCGGTGTTGCAGACGATGAGTTGCGACCAGCCTTTGCACAACTTGTGAGAGGCACAGGTTCACTTACCAAAGCGCAAGAGGCCATGACTTTGGCAATGGACATCCAAGCCGGCACAGGTCAAGACTTACGCGCTGTCACTGACGCATTGGCCGCAGCCTACGCAGGCAACCTCAAAGGCCTAAAAGGATTGTCTCCAGAGATCACAAAGATGATTAGAGACGGTGCAGGTCTTAGCGAAGTTGTAAAAGTACTCGGCAACAATTTTAAGGGTGCAGCCGACGTTGCCGGCAAAAGCGCTAAAGGCCAACTTGCATTAATGAACGGTGCATTTACCGACATGAAAGAAAGTCTAGGTCTGGCATTGCTGCCTGCGCTCGAGGCCGTCATACCAATGCTTGTCAAGTTCTCTGACTGGGCTGCAAACCACGTCAATGTTGTAATTGCTATTGGCACAGGCATTGCAGGTATTGCTACAGCAATTGCAACGTATGTCGCAGTACAAAAGGCCGCTAACGCTGTAATGATTGTCGCCACTGCACTTAACTGGGCAATGGCTGCATCGGAAACGGCAAAGAATACTGCCATGACACTAGGTGTAGGTGCAGCCGCTATTGCTGCCGGTCTTGTCGTGGCAATGGGTGCGTTGACAATCTTTAAGAATAAAACAAAAGATTTAACAGCCGCACAGGTTGAGCAAAACAATGTAGGCAAAGAAACAAACTCACGACTAGGCAGTACCTCAGAGTTGTTATTTGGCTCTAATGCAATGCAACTTAAAGCCGCCTATGCAACAGCATATACAACTGAGAAAATTAAAGAACAAGATAAAGGTCTAGGCGGTCTTAGTGATACCACTAAAAAAGCCGCAGACAAACTTAAAGAACTAAAAAAAGCCGCAGAGGATGCCGCACAAACTTTAAGAGAGGAAACAGCCAAAGCCGTTAAAGAGGCCGCCGACACATTAAATCAAGATTTGCTCGAGTCATTAGACAAAGCCAAAACAGGATTAATGGATGCACGAGAGGCATTTAACGATTTTGGAAAGTCCGTCTCAGATGGTATTAAATCTGCGTTTAGTTTTGCTGACGCAAAAGAGGCTGGAGACGAAACAGGTGCAGGTTTTTTACAAGGTCTACGCGACCAAGTGCAAGGCATTATCACCTACGGCACAGATGTTGAGACGCTACTTAAACGTGGTCTATCGCAAGAGAGTCTGCAGGCGGTCTTGGCTGCCGGCGGTGAGTCCGGTGCAGCCATTGCACACGAATTGGTACTTGGCGCACAAGAAAACATTACAGGGCCAGAGGGTGTCAACGCTCTAGTCAAGTCGGCTAACGACGTTGCAAATCGCATAGGTCTCAATGCTGCCGCGCAATGGTATGGCGCAGGTGTCACAAGCGCTCAAGAATACCTTAAAGGTGTTGAGGATGCGTTTGCAGTCGCACAATCAAGACTTAACGCAGCCGGCTCAGGCTTGACACTTGCAGACGTTAAAGGCATTGGTGCAGGTTTCTTTGACCAAGTACAAAATGGATACACAGCCACACCTCTTGAGCAATTTCAGCAAGACGGCGGCGGCCTATCAATGGGCGCTGGCGGCAACATCGTTTACAACATTAATGTCAGCGGCGTAATGAGCAACGCACAAACCGGTGAGGAAATTGTTAACAACATCCGCGCGTTTAATCGCGCTGCCGGCCCTGCCAATATTTCGGTTGCCTAATGACTACAGCAGTCATCGAGAGCGGCAATTACGAACTGTTTATCGATACAGGGTTTATGCTCAATGCGTTTACACTTGACGACCCCATTCGAGCGGTGCTCAATAACACAACCTATGTCTTAGACGGTGTTTCAGAGTTTGCACCAATGCTCGAATACTCAACCAATGTCAACATTAAACGCGGTAGGCGCGATGTAGGCGATCAGTTTACTGCTGGCACAATGTCATTTAACCTTAACGATACTTTGGCTGGCGGCACGCTTAACCCTTTGTACTCGTCTAGTCCGTATGTCGATCCGGCAGGACAGTTTACATTAGCGCCATTGCGTCGTGTATCGTTTGGCAGATACAACAGTGCAAATACATTTGTAGCGTTATTTGTTGGGCAGATTGTCAATTACGATTACAACTACGAACTAGGCGGTCAAAATACCGTCACTGTTTATTGCGCTGATGATTTTTATTTGTTAGCCCAAACCGCTTTGGCAGAGTTTAATGTAAGCGAGCAATTGTCTAGTGCTCGATTATCAGCCGTCTTGGATTTGCCAGAGGTTGCATACCCGGCACTTAGCCGTGACATTGAGACAGGCACACAAACACTAGGCGGCGCTGCCGCATACACGGTTGCTGAGGGTACAAACGTCAAAGCATACATTGACGAAATACAACAGGCAGAGCAAGGCCGTATTTTTATGTCAAGAACAGGCGACTTGACCAGTCAGCCTCGAGTGGGAAATACAATCTCGGGCAGTGTCGCAGACTTCCACGATGATGGCACAAACATCCCTTACAACTCGTTAGGCATCATTTTTAATG